CGCCGTGGCCCAAGGCGCCGAAGCACCAAGCCGCACGAACACCAGACGCCGCCGGACCACGATAGAAGCCAGCTCCCACTCCAACGCCGCTACCGCTTGCCGTTGTAGCCTCTGGCCAAAGAACATCATCATCAATAATGTTGTCCGTGATGTACGTCCATGCTCCTCCCGTTCCTGCCGGGTAGACAAGGTGTGCTCCCTTAATCTGATCGTAATTCTCATTGACGGAAGAACCAACTTTCGACTGGTCATAGCACTTGAAGCAGTCAAAATTGTAATTTCCGTCTGCATCCGTGCTCCACTGCCACAGCTCATCCGAAATAATCAAGTATGATCCATTCATGAACTCAACACCCTGAATCATTCCAGGTTCTTTTCCGGATGTTGGGCTGTATCGGCTACCATCTCTACCCAGTACGTTATCATTCCATCCGGAGTAGTACGGAGCTGTAGACAGCATTGTGGTTCCGGCTACTGTATCAAAGGTCTTTCCTCCATTGTCCACATATACTGCAGAATAGTCTGTACCTTCAATGTTCACAGTCTCAATCGCTGTGATTAACTTCACATCAAAAATGGAGTATGCACTGGCAGCGTTTCTATCGGTCGATGCATTGGTTCCCAGCATGACCGCAGAACCCACGAACAGGTTTGCCGCCTGTGCTGTGGTCAGAATTACTCGCTCCACTCCGGTCTCAGCCACGGCTACCGTGTACTGGAAACTGTAGCTTGAGCATCCTTCAATCTTTCCGGAATTTCCCTTGCGTCCATATTTCAGACGCATCATAGCATCCAGGAACTTCAGAAGTGATCCGGATGCTCCGGAATACTGCGTTCCTCTGGCTCTCCATCTGGTTACTCCGGTTGAATGTGAGGTACGGTTGACCGGTGCCAGTCCAGTTCCGCAAGTGATCGCTCCGTCTGCGTCCAGACCGGCGTAATATTTCGGATGTGCCATGTACTCATGCACTTTTCCGGTTCGGTCTGTACCTTCTTTCCAACGTTTGTAGCCTGGAGCCGGTGTACATCTGGTTTTCAGATATTTGTAATCCTTGTCCTGCCATTCACGCTTGTAGGTGTTCTTCTGGATCATCCAACACAGATGTTCTCCACCTCTGACCTTTGCTGTATCGTCAATGTGTTCTACATAGAAAATCTCATGGGAACCATCTGCTTTTTTCTCTGCCGCAACCTCCAGACACCAAAACTGCGGAAGGTGTGCAAACGGATCATTACCGGCTGTAGATTCTGTGGACGGTGTACATGTCAGTCCTGTGGAATCATCCGTTAAGGTTCCGATCATGGACGTACTCTTATCATATCTTGGTGTCGTTACGCCGTGAACTCTGGAATCAACCAGAACATTTCCGAACCATCTCTCCAGCATCTCCGCTTTCGTGAAAAGCTCCGGATTATATTGAATCTTCCACCATTCAGTAAAAAGGGCATCCACCTCCGCTTTGGAAGTAGCTGCCGCAACTTTCTCTTTATATTTCAGATCCATTTCTCCAGCAATCTGATCTCTGTGAACTTTGACCAGTAACTGCATGGTCGTGTCTCTGGGGATATTGATTGTCTCACTCATTTTCTGCCTCCTATGCACTTAATATGATTGCGTCAAGCCCCTTGTCATCCGGGTTAATCTGGAACGCAATCGTGTTGACCTGGTTAATAAGTATCTCTGTAGCCTCTTTCGCCTTAGCAATGGCATCCGCAGTATTTGCCTGTCTGTCCTTCTCATTCTGAATCCGGACGTTTTCACTGGCGGTTCTTGTCTGCTCCGCAGATGCTCTCTGAGTTTCTGCCTGGGATCTCGCCTGTTCTGCCTGGACTCTGGCAGTTTCAGCCTGTGACCTGGACTGCTCCGCTTTATTGGCATTCTCAGTAGCCGCATTAGCATTCTGAGCTGCCTGGCTTGCTGCCGAAGCCGCACCGTTCGCATTACCGGCTGCTGTAGATGCCAGACCGGCCGCCTGGTTTGCATCATTCGCTGCCTGGTTTGCTGCTGATACAGATTGCCGGATTGCAGAATCAATCTGTTTTGCAGAATCAACGACTTTCTGCAAGGCTGCCTGCTGGGTCTTGCTGGCCTCTGTAGCTTTCTCGGTTGCTGTCTGCTGATTCTTACTGTCTGATGTAGCCTTTTCCGTAGCTGTCTGCTGGGTCTTTCCGGCTGCGGTAGCTTTCTCATTTGCTTCCTGCTGAGATTTGCCATTTGCAATAGCATTCGCTAGATTCTGCAATGCAGTCTGGACTTCCTCAGTTTTCGTATTGATTGAGTCTACCTGCTGTTTCATAGTAGCCGCAGACTGGTTGACCAACTCTTTGATGTCATTGTAGCTTTCATTCTCCTCATGGATTTTCTGCATACAGCTAATGAAAGCTCCTCGCACCTCTTCTCCATAGACCGCATTTCTAAGCTGATCTATTTCCTGGGAAATATCTGCCATTTACTCCACCTCCTTGATAGTAGGCTCCTCTCTTGCGACATTCTCTTCTGCAACATCCTCTTCTGACATATCCGGATTTTCTTCCGGATTTTCAAATGCCAGTATCAACCCCTCTTTCTCTTTCTCAAAGGATTCCTGCATTTCCTTAACTTCTGTCTCGTAATATGTTTTCAATTCCTCTTCATATCTGGCAGTTTCATCCGCCAGCTCATTTGAGGCATTTGTCCGGATCTCAGCCAGAACCGCACTCAAAATACCCTCTGTCATGAAAATAGGCAGCCCGTAAGCTGCCATAGTGTTTCCGACCTGTCTTGTAATCGCCTGCTTTGCATCAGCATAAATGACACTAAGCGGTCTGACCGGTTTCTTCTTTTCTTCCATCTTTTTCTACCTCCTGTTCTCTTTTGATGGTTCCTACAGCTACACTGTTTTTCGCTACCTTTTCCGGTGCGTCTCCTCTCGGAAAAATAATTTCCATCTTCTTGCCTCCTTCTTAGTTCCAGTAACCTACTATGATTCCGTTGTAAACTCTGAGATGTGAATACGTCCAACTGTTACCGTTGTTCGTGATCTCACATACAATCGGTATTGCTCCGCTAAATGCGGTATATCCTCCAGCAGAAATCGAACCTATCTTGAAGTTCTTCAGCGTGTACCAGTTTCCAATCAGATTGCAACCCATATTCACGCCATACTCATCGTAAATAGAGTTCGCACGGCTGAAACATAACATTGTCGTGTATGAGCTGGCCGATGCGCTGGCTTTCTGAGCGAACGCCATGTACTTTCCCTGTGGTTCTAAGTCGAACACCAGCCCCTTATGAGAATTGTTCTGAGCCCACTGGTTTGTGCCAATACATCCGACATAATAACCATCCCGATAGAAATGGTTTCCGCTTTCATCGAATACCGCTCGCTTCTTTGACGTAGACACGCCATAATCATAAATGGCTATCTCTCCCGCGCTAATCTGCACATACTTACTGCTGTTGTTGAATGCCGTAATTACTCTGTCATAATACTGAGTAACATATGAACCAAAATCTCCCTTGCTTACCTTGCTGATAATATTATCGGCATTGACTTTGATAGATGCCTTCAGATCTTCCTCGCCTTTTGTTGCTCTCTTGACCTCTGCCTCGATGGAATCTTTCAGCACGCTCAACTGGCTTTCTGAGTATGCGGATATATAACCAAGGATTTCAACATCCGTGATATATACAGTTGTATCCGCCACATAGTTATAAAAGTATGTGTGAAAATACGATGGTGTAGCTTCGGCTGTAAATTCAAACTGTTTCCATCCACTTCCAAGTTCTCCGGCAGTCGTAAGAAATGCTTTTCCGTCAATCGTGACTCGTATCCGTGCTTTTCCGGAATCTTCCGTATCACAAGCAGCTTTGAACCTTACAGTCACTTTCCCTTTTTTTGCCCACGGTCTCTGATACCATGAGAGGCTATAGGTCGAAGTATTATTCTCTATCTTCGCACAGCTTTTCCCAGAAAAGGTAGTCTGCGTTATTTGTGCAGCACTACTTCTATTCCATCCGGTAAACTTATCAGTGCTATCCGAAAAATTCCCATTGCTGCAATAATTGTGCAATGAGTTTTCGTATACTTCGGACACAGTTGCAGATACTTTCCCGACTTCGACATCCAGTCTTGCATCGATATCGTCCAACAGTTCCTGCATATCCCTCAAACACCGGATATCCGTTACATACAATACGCTTCCGGAATATCCGTATACCGTCACAGCTACAGACTTTACAGCTTTCGTAATCTTGACTTCTTTGCTGTATGCATGGTATTCGTCTGCGGAATATCCACTGAGATAAGCTGTGGACTTATTTTCGGCAAATCCATACTGGATATAAGACGGTCGGTACTTTGAACCTTCCGGATACGCCGCTTCGACAGCAATCTTATAATTGCCAGCCTCCAGAGTTCCCAGACTCTGTGTCAGCGTTACTGCTCCGGTTCCGGAAAATGTTAGCTTAAAGGCGTTCATGTTCAGAAACTCCGACTTCTCCACCTTGCAAATGCTGGTCTCTCCGGATATTGAGAACCTGGCCAGATCCAGTGTCTCCTGCTCTCCGCCGGTTATATAATTCTTTCTGGTAACTCTTTCCTTAACACTTCGTACAGACAGTTCAATGCGGTTCTCCATGTTGGAAATGGAATTTTCTATCTCTTCCCTTGCCACTCTTACCGTATTGTCTGCATACTCATTGGCTGCCGTTTCGCTTTCGGATATCTTCGTCTCCACGGATGTCCGATACCCGGCATCCAGGGATTCGGTCTTCACGGAATTTGCCAGTAGCATCTTACCGTTGATCTTTCCGTCCATCGTCAGAGCCACACCGTCTATAGGTCCGTCATATCCCTGGCTGTAATGAGCAAAACCGCCAAGTCCCCATCTCCACAGGTTCTTGGCTTTGTTCTTATAATCCTTATCATCAGCAACAATGAACTCATTCGGAACATGCACTGCATATCCACTGGCTACCTGTTTGTTTATGAGGTCTTGTGCGCTTCTGAGAGCCTCCTGCAAGATTTCTGACTTGCTCGGCAAGGATTTTATCGTCTCTTCGATTTCTGCCGTATTCTGGCGATTTGACGAGGTGTACGACTTGACGCTTGTTTCATCGCCCAGCGTAACCGTATTATTCTTGAAGCTGGTAATGTATACCTTCTTCTTCGTCAACGGGAATTCCTTATCCAGACCGTTCGGTGTCGATACACACTGAATCTTGTTTCCAACCTCAAATTGCTGGAAGGAATCATCCGTGAGGTTCAGATCTATTGCTTTCACTTCCAAGACCATCTTCTCGAACTGAGCAGATTTCAGATATTCCTCTCCCTTTTTCTTGAGATTTTCCGGAAGAGTCACATCGTCCCAGGTTACGGTCTTGTATATCTTCCCGTACTCCTTCACGGCGTTATCATCCGTGACATAATCAACGCCACCATTTACGCTCGCAATCGTTATCCTCTGTTCAGAGATAGCCTCAAGCGCCGGGTCCTGGTCTTCTTCATCCAGCTTCGCTCCCAACGGGATCACGCAGGTAACCAAATCAGAGGCATCCATATTCTTTGAAAAGTCAAGCAGATTCTTGCCGAACCGGATGCCTTGTGTATTTCTTGTGTAATAATCTTCATCCGACAGGTAATCCAAGATTCTCAGCCCGTCTTCATGCCGGATAACCAGATGTCCTCCAAGTCTGCTCGTCAGCTTATCCTTAAATGCCGTTCTGGTATTTTCGTAATTGGAATACCGGTACAGTGAATCATTAGAATCCTTTACCGTTACCCTGCCGACAACGAACTGCTTTCTCTCCTCTACCTGTGCATTATGAATATCTATCAAATCCTGCACATACGCCTTGACCGAGATGTTGTGATAAACCTTTGGTCTCTGGATGCTGTCACACAAAAAGGCAAGTTCTCCTTCGACGAAGACTTTCTTTGTTCCAGAAAAATCTTCATCATCGTAGAGAACTCGCCCATAAAACTCCGGCTCATCATCCCGGTAAATCACAATATCTGTTGTCAGCTTCTTAACCTTGTCATAGTACGGGTGTGTCGGAAACACCTTGAAGGTTGCTGAACCGTTGATGTTATCTCCGATTTCAAAATACGGATTTCCACCAACGGTCAGTGCTTTTACCCTGGCATCGTGAATCGTGTACTCTTTGCCGTCCACATAGGCTTTAATCGTATACATCTACAGCATCCCTCCTCTGTGAATCAGCGTGACTTTGCCCCTTCCCTGGAAGTAAAGATCATTCACTCCCTTGTACAGGACAATGTCATACATGATATTCTCGCCAGTATATATCGTATAGGTCGAATTACGATACCTTACCTTCATTTCCGCATTGGAAACAATTCTGAGCGTTTCATTATGAACCCAACCGTCCAGGCTGACTTTCTGCCAACCGGAGCCAGAGCTGATCGTGATGTCTGAGGTGTTCCGGATAACGCCATTGATGAAGCTGAACGTATCCCACTTCCAAGGCTCATCCGAAGAATCCACGCTGATTTTATACGGCTCGCATTTGCAGCTTATAATAATCTCCGCCGTTACATCGTTATTCTTCTCTGTCTCTATCTCGCATCTGCCGGTATAATAATATCCCTTGTCGGTGTCGAGGATGATTCTCTTCGAGATTCCCTGCAAATCAGAAGCGATCTGACTTAACAGACCGCTCCATCTTTCATAACTACAGTTTCTTGCCCCGAATGTGAATTTCAAGGTCCGCATCTCATATTTTACGCCGCCGTTCTGAGCTTCTGAGAGATCCAGGTCCCCGTTCATGCCGGGGACGCTCACGTACTCTGTCTTTGCTTTCGGTATGCCGATAACAATCTTCTTGAGTCTTAAGCCCCAGTCCCGGAACGAATGCGTCTCATCAAACGTAATGCCTACTCCCGACATGATTAACCTCCTCTCTTCTTGTGTGTATCAATTCTCGCCATGTTTTCATCGACAATCGGTGTTGTTGTATCTCCAACTTCCCTACCGTCCAAATCTACATGAACGTGTGTCTCTCCGGTAATCTCTACCGTTGTGTCTCCACTCTCGAAGACACCCTGCTTTTCTTTCTCGACTTTGTATGTTGTGCTGACTTTCTTATCAACAGCAATCTTTCCGGTTTCCACATTAACCGCCGTCTGCATCCGCTTTCCAAGACTGGCCATCTCATCATCCATCTGCTTATACAGGTCTGGCATCTCGGCTTCAATACCTACGCCGATACCAGGTGGAATCCATTTACCAATCTCATCTGCAAAGACTTTGGACGGGGAGTGAATACCTAATGCTCCCTTAACACCGTCTACGATGCCGGAGAAGAAACTCTGCACCTGGCGTCTGAACCAACTGGCCGCATTACAGATTCCGTTCCATACACCCATCACGATGTTGTAGCCTACATTCGCCATCTGGGACGGCAAGTTCGCTACGCCATTTATGACGGCACTGCACAAATCAGATGCTGCCTGTCTTCCCTTCGCTACCATATCGGAACCCCACTGGATTACCTTCTGTAGCGTATTACTTAACCAGGTCCAGATTTTTCCTGGCAACTGGGAGAAGAAATTGACGATTGCATCTATCGTGTTAGAAGCTATCTCCTTCGCTTTCTGTAGGGTGTTGGAACCCCACGTTACCAGCTTATTAAAGGCATCAGTCAGCCAGTTCCAAATCTTGCCCGGCAATTCGGAGAAGAACTTCACAATGTTGTCTATACAGTTGCTTGCTATCTCTCCGGCTTTCTGGAGCATCTGACTTCCCCATTCAACCAGTTTGTTGTAGGTGTTTACCAGCCAGTTCCAGATTTTCCCCGGCAATTCAGAGAAAAACTTAATGATGCTATCTATCATCTGAGGAACATTCGTTGTGATCCAGTTAATCACATTTGCTCCCCATTCAATCAGCGTACCAATTACAAAGCCTATCGCATAACCGATTTTGTATGGCAGGTCCGTAAAGAACTGCACAATCGAATCAATAATCTGCGATACTACCTCAGATGCCGTTTCCAGCATCGAAGCTCCCCACTCGACAAAACTTTCTGCCAGTGAGTTAATGGCATCTATGATTTTCCCAGGCAGTTCTGAAAACCACTCAACCGCAGAGTCGATGAACTCGCCTATGCTATCCAGGACACCAGAAAACCATTCCGAAATAGCCGAACCAAGTTCACTCAGCTTCTCCGGGATGCTCTTGAAAAATTCTACAATCTGGTCCCAATGTTCCTTGATGAGAACAACCGCCGTTGCTACCGCAGCTACAATTCCAGCTACCGCCGCCGCAACCAGTGCAGGTGCCCCAAGAATAACCGCTCCGACAGCCGCCAGCGCAATGCCGACCACCATAAGAGCTTCTTTTACGGCACTGAAGCCGTTCACAAACATATCTACGAAATTGGTAACTGCGAGAATCGCTCCGGCAATAATAGAACCAATTCCGGCTATGGTAGAACCGAACTCTGCAAAGAATCCGATTACTTTCTGTACCGCTCCACCAATAGAACTGAAGATACCAGCAATCTTAGGGAACTCCAGCTCCAGGACTTCCATGAGTGAACCGGCTCCACCACTCCAGAGTGCGAATCCTTCTACGACTTTTCCGATGACTCCGGAAATTCCGCTAATTCCACCCTTTAATGTCTTCAGTATGGAGAATAGTGTGCTTAAAGGCTGAATAATACTTTGAGCAACGTTTAAAGCTGCGACAGAGCCAGCAATCACTCCGATTGCATAGCCAACAGCTTCCAGTGTATTCGGATCTGCTCCGTCAATCACGCTGAACAGTCCGGAAATCACATTAACAATTCCCTGGATAATGGTACTTGCCGAATCTATGAATCCGTTAAGAAATCCCTCGATCAGCGAAGACACGCCAGGAAACTCTGCACTCAGACCCTCGCAAAATCCAGCTACGAAATCTTTTGCAGCCTGGATGATAAGCGGTGTATTTTCCTGCGCCGCCTCGCCAATTTTGCCAAGCATTTCTCCAAATGACTGACCGATTTCCTCAGAGTGGTTACTCAGAGCCTGTAGAAATTCCGTAAACAAATAAATGCCGGCAGACCACATGTCACCGGCTACATTCATGATTGCTTTTACAAGTTCAGCAACTAAAGTTGCTCCTGCTTCGGCAAATTCTTCCTGATGCTCCATGATGGCATTTATAAATGTGCCTACCAGATTTTCCGCTACTCCGATCAGTGTCGGTGCGGCATCTACAGCCATCTTTGCCAACTCAGCGATAGAATTTCCGAACGCTTCAATCAGACCGTCAAATCCTTTTTCAGCCATGGCTTCGTTCATATCCTCAACCATGCTAGTTATGGCTTTGACCGTCTTTTTCATTGGTTCCTGTACTTCTTCATACAGGGCGATACCTACAGACTCTAATGCACTCTTGCAGAGCGTAATAGCTCCCTGCAGGTTATCGTTCATGGTGTCAGCCATTTCTTTAGCTGCACCGTCCGCATCGTAGATAGAATCCTCCAGCTTCTGGTAATCTTCATCTGATGCATTTACAATGGCAAGCAATCCACTCATTGCTTCTTGTCCACCAAGAGCTGATGCCATCTGTGCTTTCTGCGCCTCTGTCAGTCCGGCAAATCCGGAACGAAGGTCTTTCATAACCTCTTTCAGAGACTTCATGGAGCCATCACTGTTCGTCAGAGATACTCCAAGCTGATCCATAGCTGCCTTTACTTCATCGGTCGGCTTAGCCATTCGGCTAAAGATAGACCTCAGAGACGTACCAGCCTGGCTTGCTTTGATACCGGAGTTTGCCATCAAGCCGATTGCTGTAGCACAGTCTTCAACACTGAATCCTAAAGCCCCAGCCACAGGTGCCACATATTTAAACGTCTCACCCATCATTCCTACGTTCGTGTTGGAATTGGATGCTGCCTTTGCAAGTACGTCTGCAAAGTGTGTGGCGTTGGACACCTCTTTCGTGTATCCGTCCTTGATGATCGTTGTTGTTCCGTCAGCCGCCAATCCAAAGGCGGTCATAGCATCGGTGACAATATCACTGGTAGTTGCCAGGTCTTCTCCAGATGCCGCAGCCAGGTTCATGATACCTTCGATACTGTTCAACATATCTCCGGTCTTCCAGCCAGCCATTGCCATATACTGGAACGCTTCAGCACTTTCGGTAGCTGAGAACTTCGTCTTGGCTCCCATCTCTTTTGCTTTTTCTGCGAGTTGCTGAATTTCTGTAGCAGAAGCTCCGGAAATGGATTGAACCTTACTCATTCCGGCTTCAAAGTCAGAACCGACCTTGATTGCAGCCGCACCAATACCAGCAACTGCTGATGCAGCACCTCCGATGACTGCTGTAGTAGCTTTGATTGCGCTACTTGCAAGTCCAGATAATTTACTCAGTCCGGCTTGGAATCCGGAACTATCTATGCTGGTGTCAAATTTCAGCGTACCATCATAGCCCATGTTCTCACCTCAATTCTTCGGCTCAATCATCGGCTCATAATGGCACTACTTGATTTGTTTTCCGTCTTTGATTTTTAATTCAAAACGGGCATGACAATTTCTCCCTTTACAGGAGACCATCACGCCCGAACACTCCGCCGTCTCTTCAAAAAACAACGGCATTTTATATTTACACTCCGGGCATTCCACCCGTATCATTTTCTTCTTTACATCTTCAATAGCCAGTCACCTCCTACAGCAGCCCCGTAAGGTCGCCGCCATTCATAAGGGCTTCTGCTATTGCATCTACCTTCTCTTCCTCATCAGCAGGCAACGGTAAAGCATACAGTTCTTTCTTCCTGCGGTAGAAATCTCTCTGCTCTTTTGTCATATTCGCATTGATATCCACACTCCGGTATTCCATAATTTTACAGAACTCCAAGTCAGAGGATAGTGTTCTCAGCAAGGCCTTGAACTTCCACCAATGCAGATACTTAATATCCTGTAGGTCAATGTGATACTGAGTCAGAAATGCTGAGTAGATATAGTCATCATCATGCTCAAAAGAATAGATCCTCTGAACTTCTGAAGCTCCTTCTACCGAACCGGCTCTCTTCTCTCTCCACCTCTTGCCACAGGCGTAGAACCACAGCAGTTCATCTACCGCCGCTTCCAGATTATCCGGAATAACTGGATAAGCCAGTTTCAGTCCTTGCATTGCTTTTTCCGAATCCGAAAGGTCCGAATCCTGCATCAGCATCTCAAACAAAATAAAGGTGCGGAAATTTGATTCTATCTCATACTCCACACCTTCAATTTCTACTGTTTCCGGAAGATAGTCTATAAGCATGTTGCAGTCGTGGTTCATGAATTATCACGACCATCCGCATTGCCGATCTGTGTCACTGTTGCTCTGTTCTTGCCATGCTTATTTTTCTTATCGTCCTGTCTTCTCTGGGCCCGGTTCATATTGTACTTGTTAGTAAGTGCAGTAGCCTGGCCTTTCATCTTGTTAGCCTCAGAAGAAACAATTCCAAATGCATCCATGCAAACCAACAGATTATCCTTGCCCTTGAACAGCTTTTCGGATGTTCCTTCTCCAAATATTTCATCGAAGAAGTCTTTCACGATTCCGCACGTTTCCCGAATGCCTTCTGCATTTGACAACTCCGTATGTTTCTTAGCTTCCTTTGATCTTTCCACTACCTTGTCAAGAGACTTCTCGTATACTTCCATCGTGTCTGCATCGAACAGATCTAATTCTAATTCCTGTCCACAAATCTTTAACATGCTCATATTACTTTACCTCCAAATTCTAAGCCGTAGCTTCTTCAAATGTCTGTGTCTTTGTGTTGAAATATCCGTCAACCGGATCTCCTATTGCATTGAGGTTTCCACTCATGCTCTGTTTCTTTTCTCCGGATACTCCGCTCAGCTCTGCGGATACCAGGAACTTTCTGGCTGCAAATGTGTTTTCAACTGGTGCAGAAGCACTCATCTTCTGATCCCAGAGTTCTACACGGCAGTATTCAAACTCTGCATCGCTTCCTGTCAAATGGTTTCTGCCGACATGGTACAGTGCGTTGACTGCATCCTGGTCCTTGATAAGTCGTGCTTCAAACGGAAATACCGATGTGTAAGACACGACAGATGAAGACGAAGATGCTTCGCTTACATACTTCTCAGATTCACTCTCTGCACCGAATGTTTCATCCAGAGTTGTGAATCCAACTCCCATCAGCACCCACTTTGCTTTCTCAGACGTACCAATATTCAGAAAGTCCGCAAACTGGTGTCTCTGCACCACATCTCTTTTGCTGTTGGTATTCTCTGCCATTGTTTCATGCCTCCTTAAAATACAATAATCGCAAGGAAATCTGATACCTTGCATTCTTCATAGCTCCATCATAGATATGTCCCGGCGAAAGTACTTCTATCTCCTCAGCACTCATTCCTTCTGGAAGCTCCGGAAGGTTACCGATAAGGCTCTGCTCTTCCACCCACTCGGCAAGCTCTTCATAAAATGTGCTGTTGTCAATATTCTGAAGCCGATCCATGCTGTAAAATTCTCTGGATCCGAACTGAAACTGAAACTGCCGCTCAGAACTGCCGTCCACATATCTTTCAATAATCGGGTCAGATATCCCCGTTTCTATGGTATATTCCACCGGCTCTGTTCCCAGGGCATCTACCCGGAATACACCATCTTTCAGTAACGGGCAGTTCAGAAAATAATCTGATACGCCCTGTATAATACTTTTCGTTGCCATGCGACCTCCTAGATTTTATCCGCTCCACGCAAAATATCTTCTTTTTCAGCCACCTTCATTCTCTCAAACCAATGCGCCCCACGGTTCGCATCATACGGTCTGGTGTCAGACGTTGCATAATACTGTACAGCAGCATACGGGGCGATATAGTCTACCTCGCCACTGCCTACATCCGTTCCCAGCTTGCCGGATTTCTCCAGCATACCGGTTCGCAACGGAACCCTGGGACTGCACCGTCTTAAAACCTCGGAATCTACAAACATCTGCTTTCTGCTGAACTGAGCGTTCCTCTTCGCCGCAAAGTCCGGATTCCAGGTCAGCTCTGCTTTGTTCTTCCCGTTGCTCACGATGGAACCCTGCGGAGCCGTGATCTTTTTCAGTGCCATCACGCACCCCCTATTCTCCAGTGCTTCGTCCTGTCGGTTCCTCTGATTGTATTGTCGGCATACTCTGTGACAGTCACAAAATCTTCATCGTGCTGTCTCAGCTTTGCCAGCTCCTCAATCGTCTCTTTCAGAATGATGCCCTGGCGGAAACTGAACGTATCGAACAACCACTGTCCGGCCACCACATACTGTCCTCGCACAATATAAGCTCCCTTCTGGATAGTCCAGTACCTCTCTGCCTCTTCATCTGACAGCTTCTTGTATTTCTCTTCGCTTATATACTGCTTTCCGGCTTCTACTGTCGCTGTGGCCGGGATTCGGATTACACATTTTGCCTTATCCTTACGGTCTGTGTCCAATACAGTCTCTCCCTTTGTTCCGTACCACGAAACACCCAAGATTCTTGTCGCACAGAGCTTTTCCCGGCGGTCTGCTCCAATTCTCAGATTAAAGATAGTCACATCACTGTTTGTCATCATACTCTTTCACCCACCCTCTGTTCAGCAGTCCGGTGTTCGCCAGGTATGACCTCACAGCCCTGTACATCTCGTTATGCAACGCCGTATCATTCATGGCATCCGCATAGCTGATGGAATATCCATCGTTGGATTCCGACTTCACAACAGCTTCTCTCTTTTCGTTCTGCACCGCCACCGTATCGGCTACACAGCAGATTGCATCCTTGATTGAGCCTATAATCGAACTCAGTCTTGCAATCCGACCAAACGTAACCTGGTTCACGAATGCTTCTGAAATACTCTCGGCTCTCTTGAAATCATTCTCCGTTTTTATCTGCGTGCCACCGTAATCATTCTTATAGTATGCGAAATCCACATACGGTCTTCTTACGTCCTCCTGGACCATCGAAACACCCCTTTCTGATAAAATGGTAGGCTGCAAAGAAAAATCAGCTATTCGCCGGATTTACGTCCTCCTGCGTAGCTGATTCTTTTTTACCGGTCTTCTTTTCTTTCGGAGAAGCTGTGCCCGTTCCGACTTCCGGCTCCAGGCTTTCAAGCGAATAGCCCATGCTTTTGTAATATGCCGCCTTTCTTTCGGGAATCCGGCAGGAACTCCCGTCTTTCGTTGCTAAATACATAAGCTACCTCCTACTCAGTTTTCTTTGAGCCTTTTGCTGCTGCTTTCTTTTCAGCCTCTGCCGGGTCTGCATCTCCTGTTGCGGACTGTGCCGGGACTGCCGCTTTCAGCTTATCGTTCTCCTTCTGAAGCTCGGCAATCTTCTTGTCTGCATTCTCCGCATACAGGGTAGCCTCTTCCAGTTTGGCTTTCAGTTCATCGTTCTCCTTTTTGAGCTTTTCGGCAGTTGCCTTGATGTTTTCCGGCTCGAACAGTATATTGTCATTCTCATCCCGGATAATGTAGCCCATCTTCTTATACTCATCGAATTTCTCATCCGGGATTCTGAGAACTCTGTTCTTTTTCTCAACTTTATACATATGGTTTCTCCCTTCAAAAATTGGCTCCATGCACACACACATAGCCAGTAATCAGTTTCTCTTATGCGTTCACATGGAAATCAATAGCGTCCATCTTGTGAGGCAGGATAAATACATCCTCGAAAGACTCCTCGAAGTAGTCATATTTACCCTGGGAACCTGCGGACGGCGGGTCGAGCTGAGCGAACTCGTAGGAAATCGGTGTGATTACCGCCATTGGATGTACCAGAACCATATTGATCTGCTTCGCTGTGGAATCCACTTTCCAACCCTCGGTAAAGTCATACTTCGTCTGCATCATGTCACTCGGTACGCTCTCCGGAATCTTCACATCATCAATAGAGTTAATCGCTCTCTTGATTGCATCAGAGCGGCTGCCGACATCAACTGTTCTGTAAATCTGCTTCGCATTGTTGATGAGCGTTCTGACATCCGGTGTCACATACAGGATTCTTCCGGCTCTCGGAACTCTCTTGTTATCCATGTTCTTCATCATCTCATCAAAGACGGTCAGTACGTTCTCCTCTGTCAGTGCCTCGCTGTGGGGCGTCTTTGCTCCGTCAGTGGTCCAGTCTGCATACAGTTTGGAAATACAGTAAGCATTCATTTCCGGGAACTTCTGCTCCTCGTTGTAAACCTTCGTGATATTTCCAATTGCCACTACACCCTTGGTCTCGGCAATATCTCTCGGATGCACCAGTGTCTGCCACTGTCTGTGGTTCTCCAGAGTCAGCGGTTTCCACTCGTTGTTATAGTTACGCTTTCTGGTCCCGATGGTATCTCTATCTCCATCGGTACGGCCAGTTGTGGAAATTGTCGGCACCTCGATAACTCTGGAATTTACCCAACGGAATCTTCCGTTATTCGGTGTCGCAAATAAATCTCCAAAATACAGGACATACGGAAACATCTGCTCCAGTGTCTGTAAATACTCGGTTGCATAATTTAATTTCGCCATTTTATTCTCCTCCTGTTAGTTTTTGTCTGGCTGTCTGATTAAGTTGAACCCGAACGGATTAAAAGGTGTTTCTTTGCCTTTGACTCCTTCGCCTCCGGCTCCGCCAGTTCCTCCAACTCCTCTCGCAAAGAACGGCTTTCCTTCCTCTTCCTCATGGGAATCGTCTTCCGGATTGCTATCATCTTCGAAAACAAAAGCTCCCTTGTAGTCGTCATTTTCCATGAGAGACTTCATAAACTCATCGCCTCCCAGGAACTTTCCGTCTTCCAGGGTAAAGTTTTTCTTTTCAAACTCTGCTCTTACACCGTTTTCGGCAGGCTTGCTGGAGAACTTATAACCACCCATGAACATATCAAGTGCATGGGTGCGCTCCTGGGCCGCAAGCTGTGCAGTCAGCTTCTGTGTTTCCTGGGTGTACTTCGTCTCCCAGTCCTTTGCAGACTGCTTAATGCCGTCAATATCCATGTCCTTGTAGGACTGAATCGTTGTATTGGCATCTGACAACTGCTGCTTTACTCCGTCCAGCTCTGTAATCTTGGCATCCAGTTTCTCCTTCGACACATAGCCTCCGGTTTTCACATCTACTACCTGGATTTTCTTGTCGGCATCAATCGCCGCCTCCAGTTCCGCATAGGTCATAGCCTTAGGCTCTTCGCCGTCCTTCGGGGTTCCAAAAAGTTTCTTCAAAAATTCGTAAGCCATTTCACTTACCTTCCTTTCTTCGTTTCGCTGATTTCGTTTAGATTCCGGTTCACTCCGGCACTGCTATCGTGCGTTTATATCTCCGCACGCAAGAGAAGGAGACAGTTTATATGCCATATCACAGGGCAAAAAACAACAGCCAGGCGTTCCACCAACGGACCGGCTGACTGTTATTTGTTTTCGTGGTCTTAAATGGTGTCTACGAACTTCTGAGAGTTCCTAGGACACGTTTTAAGTGCTTCAATGGTAAATTGTAAGGGTTAATAAGTTACGGCCCTATACGGGGCAAATACCATTTAACCCATGGATGGGAGATAGCAGGATCACCTCCTTCCTACTCCGCTGTATAGTCTTCGATAACTGGAATACCGTACTCAATAGCACATGTATTCTCGATTTTGCATCCTCTGGCCTCCTGCCAGCCTTTAGTAAAGTAGGCGATGTCCGCACCGGCCAAAAGCTCCAGGGATTTTCCTAAGAACCAAAGGGGCTTTGCATCCACCGGGGCTTCCTGGAAAAAGGAATCAATGACCTCTACTGGCTCTCCAATCTTTTCCTCTGCACTCTTAATGGCTTTCTTGCGTTCTGTCAAAATATCCTCATCGGATTTTCCTTTCATCGGCTGAGAAATAAACAGTTTCTTCATAGTCTTGTTACCTCCTTATTTCGCTTTCTTATTCGCCCATACAGCTTTTCCACTGACTGAGCGGTTAAATGATACCAAGTTACCGTTGCCGTCATATACGGCTGATACCTGCGTTCTGGCAGTATCTATGCTCCGTCCAGTCTGCTTGCAGAAATCTTTCATCTGCGATTCCTTCTCTTTCAGCTTCACAGATTCTTTCTGGAACTCCTCCCGGAAGTACGCTCTGTCTGTTTCTGACTGGACCGTCTGGATATACGAATCATAGGCGGCCAGGATTCTCTTGTACTCCCTAACTGCCCTTTCATACTCCCGTTGTTTCTGCATACACTCATACTCCGTAAGAAGGTTCCCTGCAAACGAATACTTCGGTCTGCTGTAATCCTCAAGATCATCTTTCGTGTATGCCGGTTTTGAAACTCCCGGCCAGTACGGATAGAAGCTATGCCTGCAATTCCAACCGCACAAACCGGCTCCTGTTCCATATCCGGTTGCCTCGTAGAAGTTCTCATACCCCGGAGCTGTGCCCTCAATCTTGAACACCTTGCCCTGCCAGACTGAGTGTGAGGGTCTGGCTCCTGCATGAGCTGTTGTCTCGTAATACTCAGCTCCAAGCTCCGAAGCATACAACTCTGTCAGCTTTCCGGCGGTCTGATTTACTCCGGTCAGCAGGGAAGTTCTGATTGCCGTATCCAGCTTTGAGATATACCCACTGTCATACATGACCGATGTTCCTTTGACTGCTGCATCCCGGATAGCTTGTCTAATTGCCTCCTGGTACGAAAAAGCACCGGACGTAACCTTCATATAGGCTGCGTTCAGTGCCTGTATATACTCCTGCTGTGTGGCTATTGCCGTTGTCAGCGTGAGATTTCCTATCTCTCCCCTGCACTTCTCTGCGGCGGCCTCCATAGTTCTCTGCATCGCTCCAGAAAGAACAATATCAGATGTTTTCAGCTTTCCAGCTTGCAGTAGCGGCTTTGCATCCTGCAACATCCCGGTCAAGCCTGCATCCCGGAATAACCGCAATATTTCTGTATCGGATTTTCCAGTCAGAACCCCGACCTCCCGGATTACATCATTCATCAATGCTCCGGACTGCTTTGCCTGCTTCAACTGCCACTCGGCTGTTGGTGTGATTCTTCCAGTCTTAGCTATTCTTCGTGCCACGTCTCGGATGATCTGCTCATTCAGCACATCGCACATTCCAAGATACCCGGAAGAAAAGCTATTCAAATATTCCGGTGTCAGCACTGCTCACACCCCCTATTCTTCCGTAGGAAATCTGGCTACCGGCTCCGGCATCATGTTCTTTGCCTCTTCCTCCGAGCATCCGAAATACCACGCAAGAAACGCTTCTGTTTTTAGCTTTCCGGCAACCACCATGGACCATCTACGCTGATACTCAGCTTCTGTGTCTTCCAGAACTCCATCGCCCCAGTTGCAGTTCAGCTCCGTTTCTCCGTCTGGAACCATATCATAAAGCAACACCAGAACTCTCATGGCGTATATGATTTTCTCAAATCCCTCATGCCATGCGCCCTGCATCGCCGTTACCGTATGGTATGACCTCTGCTTTGATACCCGGATTTCGTATGCTGTCTTCTCAATGTCCGTTGGTTCAGACAGTGTGCCGTAGGCAAGACCAACCAGGAACTCTATTTTCATTAGCTGCTTATTCAGTCCCTGGAACAACGCTTCGTGGCGAATCTGCGGTGCATACTCTTTCAGCAGTCCCTTGTTGGTTCCGTCCGCACTGTCGAAGTCAAATATCTTGAACATCCTTTCCTGTCCTGCCGGAAGAACCGGCTTTCCATGCTTATCTGTCTGGAACAACTCAGAATCGCCCAAGATAGCGGCTTCTGTGGCTTTGTACTCCCACAATACACGCCCGTACTGAATGTCAGCTTGTTCTATTATCTCTGTAGCTCTGGAGAACACCGATACCCCCAATGGCGAGTCCGTATCGATATTATTTGCCTTTGGTACTTTGATGTACGCAAAAAGTGGCTTGTCGATGTTACCGATAATTACCGGTTCTTCCGACAGGCCCGCCCATTCATCCACCTCAGACAGTGGCACTTCTTTCCGGAATCTATCCCTCACAGCATAGGTTCCATCATCGTTGTACTGGTAAATCTCCTCAGATTTGAACGCCTTATTGATGATTGTGTAGGTCATACCCGTAAGCTCATGGTATTCAAGCCTAGTATACAGGTAATCTCCTACCTTCTTTCCTTCCACGAACACCGCTGCCGTTATCTCCCCCTTGTTATTGAACGCACATGGAAAAAAATCCACTGCTTTCACAAAATCCAGCTCGATTGCCGTTGGCTTTCCGTTTTCGTCTATGTTCGTCACGAACGGCTTCACTGCAATAGCCCCACCTGCGCAGTACATCTCAACAAATTTGTTCAAGTCCGTAAGCTGGTCTTTCAACTGTTCATTGATGAAAGCAGCCATCGGACTGCCAGTTACCTCCATGCTGAACTCCGTTAGTATCAGCCTGGCAAATTCCTCCGAGATCGCTGCCGGCAGATTCAGAGGAATCACATTGTCTTTTCCACCTCTCCAGGGCGGTTCATTCTTGTACATGTTGTGCCACAGCTCTATGGCATTCTGCATTACTCCGGATTCGCATATATCAACGCCCAGGGCTTTTTCCACACTGTTATTCGGCACCAATCTTCTCAACACCTTTCTCAATATATTTGCAATTCTCAATCAGTTCACCCCGTCTTCTTAATGAATTTCTTTATCCTCTTCTCGAAGCTGTACTCCATAGCATCCAGAGAGTCAATATCACTGCTTCCATCATCCAGACGTTCTAGCTCCATTTTCTTCGGATTCCAAACCGCCATGCTGATAGCTTCGAGAACACTTTCACAATCTGGCGTAAAGAACACACGCCCAGTTGCTGAGAGCGTGGTCATTGTGAAGATACGGTCTGTAATCTTGCACTTGGCAGCATTCGTGACATTGATATTTCCCAGTTCCGCCTCAATCATAGCTTTCTGCAAACCTCGTTTCAGCACCAGTTCCGCAGAATCGCAGTACACATTCGTAATGAATCCGTACCGGTCCAATATCTTCTCAACGAATTTCATAAACATCCGGTTCAAATCATCGGGGTCTGTTCCGTCTGCATCGTGCCATTCAGAGGACAGCACATACAGTTTCTCATATCCCTGGGTAATTCCAGACGCAACAAAAGCGTGGCCGGAGCCGTTACCTCCGAAGTCCACGCCTATATTCAGCTCTATGAACTCTCCACGTTTCGCCATGTCAATCGTCTCTTCCAACGGCACGATGTACTCATCGTCCTCCGCCGCTATGGAAGTTGCCAGCTTAACGTATATCAGGCCTTCTGCAATACTTCTCTTACCTTCAATATCTCGGATGTACCAGATGCTGTCCTTGTCATACTGGCTGACAATCTCAGCTATTCTCTGCTTCGGGATGTTGATATTCTCGAAGATATTGAAATGCTCGTAATTGTAACCACCCAGAAGCTCTCCCTTGGCCGCTTTCTCAGCGTATTTGTCAATGTAATCAACGTATATCGCTGCCTTAGGATGGTCTGGGTTCAAGTCCCAGAAGATTTTTCTGTTCTTGGCTGCCAGTTGTCGGTTGAATGCCTCTTTGATGGTGTTGTCATGATGCAGGTTGATCTCGGTTGCAATCCACATACCGTATGAGTTTCCTCGGATTTTCTTGTAACTATCGGACGCTGCACCTCCGGCGAAGATTACAATCTTGTCTTTGTACCCCGTATCCGGGCCATTTATCAGCAGGCAGTCATTCCCTTTATACTGAGTCCACCTGCACTGCCCACGAAATATATACTCAAGACCGAACCCATTAGCATCTCCAATGTTCAGCTTAGCATTCGCCATGGTCGAACCAGTAGCCAGGTGGATTCTATCCTTCGTCGTTTTTAATTCGTGAGCAAATGCGAAAACATTATCTACCGTCTTACCGGAACGAACAGCACCTTCCAGGATATTATAGGTACTGTTCACACAATTTTTGATATACCGCTTGTGCTTGTCGCTGAAATTGAACCCTATACGCTTACGCCTGTTGACCTTGACATACGGGTTGGATAAGCCCTTATTCTTCGCCGCCATAAATGTCGGCTTCGATACCCTCCATGTCTTCTATCTCGTAAAGACCAATTTCCTGCTTATCTCTCCAGATGTCCGGCCTACGATTCTTCAACCAGAAACAGCACGCTCCTACGTCCGGTATGATGTCCTCTTCGGTCTCAACCGTCTCTATCTTCGCAGGCTTGGTATTACCGTCTTTGTCCATCTCAATAATTTTCCGGGTTACTTTTGTTTTCTTCTTACTTCCTTTTGCTCGCTTATACAGACTCAGTTCGACTTCTGCATCTGCATACTCTTTTCCGGCGGCCAGAGCCTCTGCAAACTCCGGGTAATCCTTTTTCCAACGGTTGATTGTTCTCGGAGATACCTCGAATGCGTCAGCTAAATCCTCATCCGTACCGCCTCTCATGCACAATACCTTGGCAATTTTTACGAATCTCTCATCATACTTCTGCTTTGCTGCCATTCAACCGCCTACTTCCCTGCCAGGTAGTCAGCCGCCCAGTATTCAATCATCTGCCATTTGTTCTTACTGGTAATCGTGCCGTCCTTCTCTGCTTTTTTCAGAGCTTTCTTAATCACTTCTGCCGATTCTACCGGAATGGCAGCACTGCCAAATACTTTCGCAAGGTACGTCCAGTCCATATCCGGGTCAAAACCGGCATCGTCCATTTTCTCATTTGCAGCGTCAATCATGGAATGGACTGCCGCCCCTACGTTCCGGATGTCCGTAAACTGCTGGTACTTATCCAGTGTCTCCACGAACTTCTCACACTGCTCATAGGCAGCAACGCCGATAATCTCTGCACAGCTACCGTTCAGATTCTTCATCAGTGCGTCAAGGTCTTTGATCTGGTTCGGAAGAAACGCAAACGCAATGGTCTTGAAATCAAACTGAACCGCCGGAGTATTCAGCTTATCAAACTGCTCCAACGGTTCTTCCAGAATTTCTTTCCCTATATAGCTCTCCATCATATCATCGACGTTATCCATCAGCTTCACAATTTCTCTCAGCGTACTCTCATCATCAAACCCAGAGATTGCATTGTGAGCCAACTGCTTAGAAGCCGCCTTGCTTCGGGTCAGCCCGCTCTTATCCAGGATAACGATAATTTCTTTCAGACCTGCTTCTCTTGCACTCTTTACTCTGTGATGCCCGGAAATAATCTCCAGTTTCTCTCCCATCAATGCAATTAACGGCAAGCTCTCCAACTGCCCTCTGTTCTTGATGTTCGCTGTGAGCTGGTCCTGCATCTCATTTTTCATTATCCTGGCATTGATGTCCTGCTCCTTAAGGTCGGCTAACTGCACCTTCGCAATGTACAGCTCCGTACCCATGTCATAAATTATTTCATATTTTGCTTTCTGCTCTTCTGCCACTGTCTTTCCCTCCTTAACCATTCTTTCAATGTTTCCTGCTCTGTTCGGTCAGTCAGCTCCGCTTCGTATGTCAGCTTGAAACCGTTGTTCTTATCCTTCTGCCGGTTTACCAGCTTCATAATACCCCGGACTTCTTTGTTCTCCGGATACTTCGTCAGCATGGCAGTTCGGACTTTCGTTACCTTCTCACGTTCCAGATCGTCCAGGAGCGTTTCTGTGAAGCAATGGTTCTGTGCCAACATATACAGTAGTCTACCGAGCCGATACGTGGTGTGTGGGACCTTCATAACGTACCAGATGAAGAGTGATGTAGCTTGCATCTTTGAAATTCCAAATACGCCCGATACCATCCCGTCAATCAGAACAGCTCTATTGAACGTAGCCGATGAACCAACAAAATTATGCGTCCATAGCTGTCTGTAATACTGTGCCTCTGCTGCCTTAATGGAGATGATCTGTACCTTGCTTTTCTCCGTTATCTCATAATCTCTCGGCAACATACTACAGGCAATCGGTGCCAGCTTACTTTCGGAAGGTCTTTTGATTTTTCTTCCCTCTGCCAGTGCCGCCGCTTCTTCTCCTCTGTTCGAGGTAATGTAGCTGTTCAAATCTGCTCTCGTACCGGCTCTTGCAAATATCGGCTCTCCTACAGCCTCTCCGGTTCTTTTTTCCTGGTAGCAAACAACCAGCGCATTCGCATTCATGCACCGGTCAAACAACTCAACGTGTCCTGTTTCCGGGTCGAACAGCTTATACTCTGGTTCCTTCCAGGTCATTTTCCCCTGGGTGTCATAGAACTTCTCATAGCCGGAGAAGTAGGTCGGCGGATTGGCAATAACCAGCGTGTGGGGATCATCAAGTACCTCGTCCAGATGGTCCCACATATCCAACGGTCGGTACGTCATACCGTACATTTCCTTCTTGATGTTCTCTAAACTCTGCCGGATATGCTCAATGTGTTCCTCTCTTCTGTCTCTCAAATCTTTCAGCAGATTAAAGAAATACTCGTTACCGGCTGTCTTCGATGTTCTAAGATACATCTGAGCATACAGGGCAACCGCCGGGTCCAACAGCTCCTCATCGGAAAAGCCCTGGGCGTGTATCTCCAGTTCGTCAAGCGGCTTTCCCGTAATGGCATAGCCCATAACCGAACTCATCATAGACACATCGCTTGTCTCGATCTGCTCCGGCTTATACCCATTCTGGATTGCCAGATTGCTCATGGCGAATGTTCCGGCACATGGCTCTACGAACCTCGTATACCCGTTCTTCGCAGCATTCTTTATCAGATTTACCAAGTATCTCTGCTCCACCGTACCCAAGCATCCCAAGAACATCTCTCCTGGGTCTCTGAAAAATGCCATTGCTTATCAACTCTCCCTTCTCTCGTTGCATAAAAAAGGCACCGTACCCTTTCGGATGCGATGCCGTTGTTTTTGGACCGGAGCCCTGCGATGAACAGGGCCTCAACTATGGAATAGTCGTGTGCTGCCTACACCAGCTCCGGATATTATATTAAAGCGCCCATACCAAACAGACTCATTTGCTGGTAGCCATCATCTGGCTTTGCCTGCACTTCGGGCTTCTTACTTGCCGTTGATACTTTCTTTCCCTTCGGGGGATTCGGGTCTGGAAGTTCTTCAATAATCTCTCCAGTGTTCTCCACCCACCACTCAGCAAAAACAGTTCTGTGACACCAATCTTCCGGGATTCTCACATCCTCGTAGCACAGGAGGACTAAATCCTTTCCCTGCTCTGCTGCGTCACGTTCCATCTTCATAACCATACTGATGATTCTGTCTTTGCCTATGCCGTTCAGCTTCTCGTAATAGGCTTTCTTAAAATCTTCCAAGTTCATTCTCAGCATATACCCTTTCGGTGCCAGTGAATAACACTGGTTCTCTAGTCTGTACGCCAGTTTGAATTTCGGCGTCCCGATGCTGATTCCTACACAATAATATTTGCCATCTGCAAGCTCTTTGTTGCTATATCTGCTCGTATAAATTCCCATTGTCCGTCTGCTCCTTTTCCCTTGAAAAACCGTTGTTTTCCATACTTTAATTATACCAGATTACCTACCTAAGTACAGGGAATACAAGCTGTTTACCGTTTTTTAAGAATCCCTTCCTCCGGCTTTGCGATCCGAAGACCGCTCAGCCATCAGAGAAGGAAAAGTCGATTCACAGTGCTCCATTTTTATGGTGTGACATATGGGTTTTTGGCACTTACTACGTTACCACAGGTATTTTACCCTCGTCAATTCCATATTTTCTACTGTTTTTGAACCCAGTTTTCTCACACACCCAACAGGTACACAGCTATGATCTTGCAGGCGTTCCCGATGTCCTTATAGACAGTCTTCTCACTCACGCATTCCTCACTCGCAATCTGAGCAACCGTCTTTTCTTCCTCCGCTATGTAGTATTCGTACACTTCCCTGTAACACCGCATAGCTTCTGGCTTTTTCGATGTTTCGCACTCCTCCCGGTACGTCTCAATCGCACGCTCTATCCGGTTGATGTAATACATATTCTCCGCCCTGCGTTTTTCTTCTTTCTCTACTACGCTTTCCTGGCTATTGATATGTGCCGAACCCATCAAATCTCTTAGGAACGCCCACCGTTTTTCTACTTTCTCGCCTTCCGTAAATTCTTCATCTTCCGGGATTTCCCTTTTCAGTCTACGGTAGTCTGATAACAATTTCTTGGTTCTTTTTACCTTGTCAGCGTTACTCTGCTCACGTTTTTCGGTCTTTTTTCGCTCTTCTCTGCACATTTTGACCGCTTCTCTCGCAGATATTTCCGCTATCTGTGTCAGTTCTCTCCCTGTTACCTGGTAGATTCTGTTTCCCTCCAGACTCTCCGTTTCCACAGGTACGATTGCTAACAGTTCCTGCTCACTCTGCCTTTCCATATACCGCCATACCTCCTTGACTTTTCTTGCTCTGCTCCATATAATGAATCTATCTACGAACATTTGAGGAGCTGCCATGGGGATATGGTGGCTTTTCTTTTTATCTCCGGTACTTCTTGCATGAAGCGAAGTGCGAAATATATCCTGCTCCATCTCCACGCTCGCCTACCAGGATTCTTCCTGTCACTACTTCTCCGTCCGGCGTGACGATCTTCTCTTTCCCGGTGCTGTCCTTCTTGTAATTATGCAGTGCCATGTCTACCGGCATATTCTTTCCGGACTTCATCCGCACCCACAGGATTCTTCTGCCACACTGACGGCACGTTCCTTCGCTTGCTCTGTTGATCACAGTCGCACCTTCTTTCCCATTCCTGCCGTTCCGTATCTCAAAGCCTCATTCAGAACCGCAACCATCTCTGTAATGCTTACTGCTATTGCCTGGTTCCGATTTCTGTCATTGATACTTACCATGCCGGTCTGCAAACTTGCCTTGATTCCGACATCCGCTACTTTCTGATGCAGGATTCTCTTCTCTTTCTGAAATGCTCCTGTTCCTTTGAACTTCGTATATGTACCTTTCGTCTCAGCGTACACTCCGTCCAACGGTCCTTCCTTCGGGTCTGTAACATGCCCTATGATAAAATCACTCATATATCACTCCTCCTTTACTCCGGCAATGATGTTCCGGTTACCTGCTTTGCTCCTATGCTGCTTAATTTCTTCAACACTTCCGGGATATTCATTCTTTCAATCGTGTCTTTCGCAAGGTTTTCTTTCAAATTCTGTTCCAGTGATTTTATCAGAGATTCCTCTACCTCTCTCTTAGCATTCGCAATCAGCTTTTCAACCTTCTTTCCAAGTTCCTCTTCCAGATACTGACTCGTGAGCAGACCGGCGGCGGATAATTTCCTGTCACTGGAATAACTTGCAATGCGGCCGTCCCTGTCATATCTCTTTTCCGTAAGGAACAGCTCAAATCTCTCTCCCACGTATTCAGACAGAGGCTTGTACGTTACTTCATCGCTCCAGGTGCTTTTCTTTTCCGGGATAACAATCTTTCCAATCTTCTCCTCGCACACATTCGCAATGAACTGGTCTACGGTTGCCTGTATCGTTCCTTCCGCCTCCAGAATCTTCTCTGCAATTTTATTATCCACTGCCTTTACAGCTTCATTCGTTGCCTTTTCCAGAAGGGCGTTTTCCACGCCCTTCACAATCCGTTCTCTTAACTCATCATCGATGGAATATGCCTCTTCATCCATCCAGTCAAGTTCTACTTCGATATTAAATTTGCCATTCGACTTTTCCTCCTGTTTCTGCTTTTCTGCTTCTGCCGTCATTCTCTGGAAAATACAAAAGCCCTTGCACCTGTCCGGCGGCACTCCGCATGATTTACACGATATGAACAATGACCCATCTTCTTTTCTCGGCCTTTTATCCATTTATTATCCCTTCATTTCCTCTTCAACCTCTGCTCCGCACCGGCAACAGATATTCTGAATCGGCTCGCCCAGTTCTCCTCTGAAAATCTGGATGTTATCCATGGAGATCACCGCCGTGCACATCGGGTCATAATGCTCTGCCAGGAAATGCTTGATAGGTTCCGCCGCTACCTCGAACTCCTTCATCAGCTTTTCAGCCTTTTCCTTCTCTTCCTCTTCCGGATTCAGAAGTCTCTCATAATCCGTCCAGTGGTCGTCCATGTACTTTCTTTCCAAAAGCTTCCGCCTTCCGTCTTTTGTGTTCTCGACAACAACCTGTTCTTCTTTTACAGACACAATTTTCACGGGTGTGTCCATGTATTGCTCATCGTATCCATTTGCTTTTCTCCACGGTTCTGAGCCAACGCAAAACGCTCCTATTCTAAGCGGATTCATCAAATCGTGCAAATCTACCGTCACATCCGGTCTCGCAGTTCTAATCGCCAATTTCCCTACCAAATCTCTTAAATTCATTTACTCTTCCTCCTCTGGTTCATCATATCCATACTCATCATCTTCGGTGTCGGTTTCGTCTTCCTCAAAGTCACTTGTAATCTCTGTACCGTCCTCTGCGCCGTCTAAATCGGTTTCATCAGTAAATTGTGTATTTTCCAGGTTATCGCCCGTAGAATCGTCATATACGCTCTCGTCTGCATCCTCGTATTCTTCCACCGGGCCAGGAAGGGCATGTTCATCTACTACCTCTCCCGGAAGTTCCGGATGTTCGATGTATTCCGAACCAATATCCGGCTCGATTCCTGCCGGTCCCGGCTCCGTCACATCTCTGTAGTCTGCATCAAAAATACTTCTCTGCGTAGTATCGGCAACCGGTCTCATCTCGTACTCCCCGGTCTCCTCATTCAAGAACAGCTCCATCTCAGTGTCCAGGTTGCCTTTTTTCATATCTTCAACCTTCATCTGGCTTGTTACCTTGTGGCTGAACTTCGGCTTCGCAATCTCTCTGCTCTCTCCAGGAATGTTCGGATTGTAATTCGGCACATACTCTCTCATGAGTGATACATCCAGTTTCAGTGTCAGCGTTCCTTCCCGGCATTCTTTTTCCTGCATATTGCCGAGCAGTCTCTGTAAGACAAAATTCATATCTCTCTTCATGTCATTAAAGGTATCGCCATTAAAATTCAATTCTTTCACAAAATCACTCATCCTACTTACCCGCCTTTCCGAACTGGATATTATGTTCTTTCATGTACTCCTGCAAATCCTTCAACTGCTGGAGCGTACCAATCGCATAGAAGGTTGCCTTGTATTTCTTCTCCTCCGGAAGAACTTCTTTTTCAGCCGGCTTTTCCGTAGGTTTCTCGCTCTGCACGTCTGCCGTCTTATCCGGAACCGGTGCGTTGTAGCCAGATTCCGAAGTTCTTTCCTCCTGAGCCTGCTGTTCTGCCAGTGCTTCTTCTCTCTCCGCACGTTCCGCAGCAATTCTTTCCGCCTCCTGGCTTCTGCGTTCCTCTGCTTCTTTAGCCCTGGCTTCTGCTTCTGCTCTCCGGTGTTCCTCTTCCTCGGCTTTTCTCTTACGGTCTGCCTCCATCTGCTCTTCAAACTTAATCAGACGGGCATTCTCAGCCATGGCCTGGGACATATCAAGTGTTCTCACATATACGTCCTTCGCATTCAGCTTGTACTTGCTATCCAGTGCGTCAATGGCCGCCAAGTCACTCTTTACTCTCTGAATCTTTTCCTGGATTTCGGTTGACGCCTTACTTTCCTTGAAGCTCACATTCAGATACTGTGCCTCAAACACTCGCTCAAAAGGAAGTACCTCTGCCAGTTCTCCAATTGCCTCAGTATATACATCCTGCAATCTGGCTTTCTTCTCCTCTTTTACGCTGTTCTCGTATTCCTTTACCTGTCCATCAATGATGCTGATCTGCTCCTTGATGAGTACCGTTACATCCTTCAAGTCGCTCTCGAACACCTCATACGGCTCCATGCACTTTTTCTTAACGTGCTTTCTTCTGTCCTCGATCTCATTGAGCAATTTTCTAAGGGCGGCTCTGTCATTCTTCGCATCCGATACCGTATCTTCCGTATACACCAGGCCCCGGTATGCTTCCACGATACTTCTGACATTCGCCTCCAGCTCCGCTTTGTTCCAGTCAATCTTCTGCAAGAATCCGTCTTCCGTTGGATTCACGAGCCTTATTTCCATTTTTTCATCCACTGTGAATTTCCTCCTATTCTTCCTTCGACAAATTTATAATCGTCACTTCTACTCTCGGATTCTCCGAGTAGAACTTCCGGCACTGGCAGTCAACAATTTGCGTATCATCGTAATATGCCAAGTTGTTGAGGCTGTCAGCGATAATCTTTACTACGTTATCCATATCCGGCTTCTTAGTCGGACGTATCTCTCCGGCCAGCATCGCCGCTCTTTTTTTCTTCGATGCCGACTTAGGAATCCGGTAATACGCCTTAATCCTCATATCCAGCATCGCCTCTTTCGGAAAGCTC